TCAACATCAAAGTTATCAGGAATCCATTCACCTGTTCTACTGTACACACTCTGACACATAAGATCCCATGTATGATTCATGGTGCTCGTATTGTCCATAGCTAGCTGTGTTTCCTTACTATTCAATATAATAGTGTGAGGATATCCTGTAGCTATGTGTGTTAGATCAAGACTGTTTTTTATATCTATATTTCTCATTATGTATACAGTATATCATAAGTGTACATGCGGATACAAGGAAAAGGAGGTGCTCTGTATCTATTGCTGTGACTAGGTTTCAGAGCGAGCGGTGATAGTATTTTTGTAAATCATTCTCATTTCGGTTTCCACTCTATGGGGGTGAAGTCTTTAAGATAAGACATTCTTAATCGTAGGTGTATCATATCGTTAATACATCTCTCATCATGTCTGTACTTCCACTGTAATAAGAACTCTTGCATCTTAGCGTGCGACTTCTTATCATACTCTGCAATGACTTCTTTGGTTAGCTCTTCTGGACTACACTCTTTGATGACTACTGAAGATCCGAAATACTTCAGAAATAGTTTGTCTGTCTTGTGTGAAAAGCCTATATAGTACCGGCCGTCTGGAAGGTATGTAACATAGACTCTATAAGGGATTGGAGGCTTTTTGGGGGTTCTTGGAGGCATGGTATCACTTCTTCGTTAATACGCGGCATTTCAGAGTTATTTTTGTGTTCTGTTCAGTACACTTTGACACACTATGACACACTTCCGCGCGATAGTTCACCTCTTAAACGCTCTCTCTTTTGGCTGATTTGAATGAAAGTTCTTGATTCCTAGTCTAACTAGATGTCTTACTAAGTCTGATCTGTTCATTCCTTGTTGTTTACACCAGTCAGATTCTACTATTTCATCAAGAAGTTTGATGATTCCTACTTCAAATCGTGTATTGACACTCTCTGTAAAATGTCTCAAGGGCTACCTCCTACTATATAGTTCCACACTAAGAATGTTATTAACACTCCGAACAGTATATTATATACAAGAATATCTGGGTTTTTTATCTTCATACCTATATTTATGTATATGTTCTGAACATGATTTCAAGCAAGATCATGAACACGATACCGATTTTAAGAAATGTTGGAATCTTCGTAATCTCTTTCTATGTCTGATGGATTATCTTCGTGAACCGAACCCCTCATCTCTCTGGACATACTGTGCCAGGCTTCTAGTTCTTCTGGTGTTATTTCTAAACTTGGGCTCGTGGCTCGTAAGCCCTCCGGGTTATTGACTGATGCCGCCGCCTTCGTTATTCTTCTTAGTTCTTCACCTAACATTTGATCATTAGGGAATTCATCACATAACTGTTGTAATTGTTCTAGGCCTAGTGATTGATGTTCTTTGTTTCTTATTTTCATATTGTGTCTCCTTCTCCAAAAAAGTTGTTCATGTAATAGTCTTTGAAGTCTTTGTCTTTTAAATGTTCTTGTATTTGTCTAGCTGATACTTGTCCTGATCGTATACAAACTGCTAGATTGTAGTACTCTCCACCTTCTTCTTGTGATACTTCGTGGAGGAACTTATTGACTTTCTTCTTGATCTTGTTCATCACATAGATATGTGCCTGTTTTGTCGGTATAACATAGGCCGGGAATGGGTTCGTAGACAGCACAGGCTGTCATGATAACGGTTAAAATAAGAGCTGATGGGATAAGGATTCTTTGTATAATCTTAATGAATGTCTCGTCTTTCAATGGAGTAGTTCTTCCTCTTCAATGTGTGCTTCCTTATCGGGTAGTTGTTCACTACAGAAAGGACAATAGAACACTTGATACTGTAATCCCATTTCATGTTCGACATGGAAATCAGCTCCACATTCTTCACAAAATAGTGATAGGGTGTTTTCGTTGTTTTGCATTATATTAATCTAGACAGACCATAGACCAGGAGTATCAGTATAGCTGATAGTGCCCAAAAGACATATACTATTGGGAATGATGTGTGTAGTATCTTGTTTATTAGTGTTTTCATAATTTAAATTTCTCGAATGTTTCATCGGTTATATCTTGTTTAATCCCTCCTATTATATATGACTCTATTTCGGTCTCTTGTGGAGCGTTTTGAAGTCCACGACTAGAGAGCCAATGTTGAGTCCAAGGTAGGGGGTTTGTTCGACTTGAAATATCATATAGAGGCTCAAGTCCTATGCCTCGTAATCGTTTGTTAGCTATGAATTCAACATAGTTTCCAAGTAATGTGGCTGATAGTCCTATCATTGAACCATCTTTCATCAAATACTCTGCCCAATCTTTCTCCTCTTGTACAGCTTGAGCGTACATATCGTAGACTTCTTGTTTACAGTCTTTCATCACTTTCAACATGACTTTATCTTTCTCATGTTTCTGATAATTTTTGATGATGTGTTGAGTAATAGCGAGGTGTTGAGACTCATCTCGAGCAATTAGAGAAATGATCTTTGCAGATCCCTCCATAAGCCTCAACTCCCCAAACCCAAATGTACATGCGAATGATACATAGAATCGAATTCCTTCAAGGATATTTATACTGATTAGCATCTTATAGAATAGTTTCTTGAGTTCGTATGCATACTGATCTTGTGAACTAAGACCATTAGCTCGTTTAGCATAGTCTATGAAATCATCATAATGTTTTGTAACTGTATTAGCTCTAGCTATGATAGGTTCTGTTTCTAGTATTGTGTCAAACTCTTTTGTGGGGTCAGCATAGAGATTCTTCATGATGTAAGTATAACTACGACTGTGTATCATTTCCATGAAATCCCAAGCCAATACACAACTCTCTAGTTCTGGAATAGAACAATACGGCAGTAGAGCTAAAGCTGGACCTCGACCTTGTACACTATCTAGTAGTGTTTGATACTTGAGATTAGCTGTAAATATGTGTTTTTGACCAGCATCTAATTGTTGAAAATCATTTCTGTCTTTCTGTAATGATACTTCCTCTGGTCGCCAGAAGAATCCTAACTGTTTTTGTGTTAGTTTGTCGAATATGGGATATTTGAAATTATCGTATCGTTGTGTATTCAAATCTTCGCCAAAGAACATGGGCTGCTTTAAATAATTTATCTTTTTTCTGTTAAATATAGTCATAATCTAATTAAATTCTCTCTATATAGCACAAGCTCCTGAATCGCATCCATCATCTTCATCATCAAAATCTTCATAATTGTCATTAGTGACAATATCAACAACTTCTTCTGTTAAAAGAATTTCATCTTCTTTCTTACTGTCGTATGTGTTCTGATAATATACTGTTTTCCATCCATATTTATAAGAGTTCAACATATCTTTAGCCATTTCAGATAGTGGAACTTCTCCATTCTCATAGTTTTCTGGATTGTATGACCAATTACCCGATATGGCTTGATCAAAGAACTTCTGCATGACTGCGACAATTTTAATGTAGCCATCATTGTTAGGCATGTCCCATAATAGAGTATAGAAGTTCTTCAAGTGTGGATAACCAGGAACTATCTGTTTTAGTGGACCCTTCTTACTTTTCTTTATGGCCATGTGATCTCTAGGTGGTTCTATACCATTCGTTTCATTAGACACGACAGAGGAGCTCTCAGACGGCATTTGTGCCGTTAATGTACTGTTTCTCACTCCATGTTTAACTAATTCTTCTCGTAAACTCTCCCAATCACACTCATATTCTGGCTTGACTAAATCATCAACATCTTTCTTATAATGATCAATAGGAAGTTGTCCACCAAAGTATTTCGTTTGACTCCAACCATCACAGCTCCCTTTCTCTTTAGCCAACTGAACACTAGTCGCGAGTAGATTGTATTGAAAGTGTTCAGTTAGCCTGTGAACTAATTTTAATGCTTCATCATCACCATACTTGACTTTGTTCTTAGCCAAGAAATGAGCTAATCCTATGTAACCAATCCCTAAACTTCGTCTTTTCTTTGTTGATATCTCAGCTGCTTTGACTGGATAATTCTGATATTCAATAACTTCATCTAATGCCCTAACAGCTAAATCACATAGCTCAGGCATTTCTCTTAAATCATTAGACATTGTACCAACATTGATAGCTGACAATATACATAGAGCTATCTCTCCTTGTTCATCTCTTGGAGATGTGATAGGAGTTGTGGGTAGTGTGATCTCTTGACATAGATTAGACATACTGATTTTAGCTTCATCCTCAAAGAATGATGAATGACTATTACAATGATCTATGTTCATTATATAGATACGACCTGTTTCAGCTCTCTCTTTAAGTAAATCCATAAACAATGTATGAGCATTTACTTTTGTCTTTGGAACTGAATAAGCTCTTTCGTATTTCTCATACATTTCGTCAAAAGCTTCTGTGCCGAAAGCTTCGTATAGTCCTGGCACTTCATGTGGTGAGAATAGTGTGATATCTTCATTTCTCAAGAATCTTTCGTAGAATAGTTTAGATATCTGAATAGAATAGTCTAGTTTTCTGACTCTGTTATCTTCTGTTCCCTTATTGTTCTTTAAAACAATAATATCTTCTATTTCTTGATGCCAAATAGGGAAATGAACTGTTGCAGAACCGCCTCGAACGCCGTTTTGAGTACAGCAACGGACTGTCGATTCAAATTTCTTAAGGAATGGAATAATGCCTGTGTGTTGTACCTCTCCTCCTCGAATCTTTGAACCCAAACCTCGAATTCTCCCAGCATTGATGCCAATTCCCGCACGCTGAGCAACATAACGGCCAATAGCCATATCAGAACTGAAAATACTGTCAAGAGTATCATCAGAATCAACAAGAACACAAGACGCAAACTGGCGTAAAGGAGTTCTAATGCCGGCCATAATAGGTGTTGGGATATTGATTTTAAATGTTGAAGTAGCGTCGTAATACTTTTTGACATATTGTAGCCTCGTTTCTTCTGGATAATTTTTGAATAAGACTGCGGCAATTAACATATACATATACTGTGGTGATTCATACAATTTACCTGAACTTCTATCTTGAACAAGATATTTGTCAACTATTTGTCTTAACCCAGCATATGTAAAATTAAAGTCTCTATCGTGTTTGATATAATTATCTAATTTCTCCCATTCTTCATCACTATAGTAAGTGATAAGCTTTTCATCATAGACAGCATAATTGATATTACGCGTTACAATGTCTTTTAAAGGGGGATATATTTTAGAATCTTTCCACTTGGTGTTGAATACACCTTTACGAATTTGAAATAATAACAGTCTAGCAGCTACATATTGATAATTAGGACTTTCTAGTGATATCAAGTCTGCGGCAGACTTTATCAATATGCTCTGTATTTCTGTAGATGTTATTCCATCATAAAATTGGAGGCCTGAATTCATTTCAACAGAAGATTCAGATACGCCAGCTACATCTCTGCATGCGGCTTCTACCATTCTATGTACTTTTTCTAAATCTATCGGTTCTATAGAACCATCTCTTTTGACTACTTTTGTTTCAATCACTTCGCTTTCCACTAATCTTACTCCAATCACTCAAGGCCATGTTAGCCTTCAACCCTGAAAATTTACTCTTTTCTATTATGTCTATAATAATATTTGAAGATAGACCTGCTAAAACCATATCATTGATGTCTTTCTGTTTAATTGTTTTAGGCCAAAAACAAACAGTATAACCTTCTTCAATAATTTGACTCATTTTCTTCACAATTTCAGGATTTCTAGGCTCATTATCAAAAACTACCACCGCTTGTTCAGGTGGTACTATCGAATTTAATTTTGAGAAATCACTTCCTGCAACTGATATGGAATTGGGTAAAAATAGGCTGTCAATGGGTCCTTCTGTAACATAAACTCTTTTATTGTAGTCAACCGTTCGAAGGCCGTAGATGAGAGAATGTGTATCATCAAATTTTAATGTTAAGTATCTTAGTTTATTGTTATTGAGTGCCCTGCCTGATATCCCTATTAGTTTTCCCTGTCTTGTATAGAAAGGAATTACTAATCTCGGATCATTTCCAAATACTCTATTTTTATATTTAGTATCCAAGGAAGTTAGACTCTGACTGTTCTTAATATACCATAAATCGTCCCAATGATGCTTAGGAATTTGTCTATGATTAAGATAATCTGTAGCTTGTTGTGCATCAATAGCTCTAATACAACCTACTTGTTCAAGTAAATTATTACCTAAATTGGGTGATGGAGCTGTTTTAACTGGAATAGTGTCAAAGCTGGGATTCTTCTTATAGAACTTTTCTACAGCATATTGTTTCCACAATGAACTATCTTGTTCTTTCAAAAAAGAAGCGAAGGATTTCGATTCTCCACAGTTGTGACACTTGTAGATGAATGTTTCCTTGTATACGAAATGATATCCTCGAGCTTTGTGTTTATTCTTTTCTGAATCACCACAATAGGGACAAGCGTGATTTAGTAAATCTTCATTCTTCCATTTACTGTTTCTGAATCTACTCGCTATCAATCGTAGATATTTTTTATCTACCCATAACATAATTTATCTATAGTATCTATTATAACAGCATTCGCTGTTTTGTCAAGGTTCAGTCCTTAAATAATATAACTATTTCACATTGAACTGTTTCATTACAGAAGTTTCTCACGAATTCAGAAGCAGATTGTAATTCCTCACTGCTTCTGACTTCTATTGTGATAATAGAATTACTTCGAATTAAAGTGCTCTCTTTCTTTCTGAATTGTCTGAAGGAGCTTATTCTTTTGGGCTTTCTTCGTCTTGTAACGCATCAGTCTGTTCGTCCGCGAATTCTGCACCTGATTTGACAACACCAGCTGTGGTGTCAGCAACAAATGCTGCAGTATCAACTACATCCTCAGCTACTGCTGAGACTACTGTTGAAGTACCTTGAACTACGGCATCGACTGTACCTGTTACAACTTCTTTTCCACCTTCCCATACGGACTGTACTGACGCGCATGATGCAAGTAAAAGAAGAAAACTTATTGTTATTAAGTTTTTCATAACTTTATCCTTTTTTTTGTTATTATTAATAATCTATCTAATATAAAACACTACGCCATCTGCGATAGTGCAACTAGCACATTCTTGTGCTTACGGTTATATTTATGTCTTAATGATTTTCAAATATCGGTATATTGTGTGTTGAATGGTATAAAAAATCATATGTTATTTCTGCCGCGTGCAATATTAACATTAAACTCAACAACAACGCGCATATTTTTAACCACCTAATCATATGTCTCATAAAATAAATCTCTGATAGCTATGTTCATCATTAAACACGACTATATATCTATTATAACAGCATTCGCTGAATTGTCAAGGTTTGTTCAAAGAATGAACATCAATCTTTATCTCTTGGAAATAGACCGATTGTTGGTCTTTTTGAATCATCACCATTTGTAGCACCAACACCTTTTGTTGTTGATCCATCTGGGTTTTTAATAGTTACATTTCTGTAGTAGATGACAACCTCTTGAACTTCTCTTAAATATCGTCTTAGTTCTTGCATATTGAAACTCATTAGTTCATAATCGTCTATTGTCATTGCAACAAAGACCACATCTCCACCATTTAATTTCTTAATGTCATCTAGAAATCTGTCTAGATATGTATAGCCATCTGGCCAATCAGGGTGTTCTTTACCAAGAGTACAGTCTCTTTTACCCTCTGGATTCTTATTACAAGGATTAGATATCTTAGCTTCACTAACGACAAACCATCTAGGATCCTTTAGATCAATAGACCTAGGCATAGTAGGTTGAATGATCTCAATCTCTATAGGTTTAGATATTACTTCTACTTGTTTTGATGCACAACCACTAATTATTAGTAGTGGAAGCATCGTCAAGATTGTCAAGCATTTTACTGTCATTTTCAATCGTGATGAATATTTTCGCTGTTCCATCGTTTACTCTCTTTTCAATTAGACCTGGTTTAGCTATTGCTAACTTATTCAAATTATGTCTTTTGAATATGTCTAAGTATCTAGTCATTTCACCTTCAATCTCAGCATTTCTAGCTGTTAGATTGTTCAAGGCTTTCCCCTGTCTTTCAAAGTTCTCTTTGATTACTTCTATTGTTTTTTTCTGTTCTTCCACAGCAAATGTTAAAGCCATGTTCTCAGCCTTTACTGTTTCATACTGTTGATAAAGGAAATAGGATCCTATTCCCATTACAAAGATGATACCCATTAATACTTTACTCATACAATTCCCTTATCATGTAGTCTATTGGTTCTTGAGATTTAATCTCAACTATTCTTTCGTCATTATCCTTAAAAATAATATGTTTTGGAGTAATCTTAATCTTTTTCCTAACTATAAACTTATGTGTTTCCTTTTTACCATCCCAATCAGTAGGTTTATAAGTTACCCATAATTCATATTTTGGTTTTATGAATAAACCTAATATTAAATTCCATAATCTAGACATATTCTATTTACCTTTCTTCTGCCACTTTTGTAATCTCTTGGCTAATCTTTTTTTCTTTGGTTTAGTGTGAACTGTGTTATCATCACCTGTACCTGCTATATGTGCACCTGTTACACTACCCATATCTTCATTCTTTTGAAGAGCTTGAGATAGTTTAGCTTGTAAGTCTTTGAGTTTCTTCTCTCTTAATCTAGGTTCTTTTCTATTGTAATGTTGTGTGACTAAAGAAAGATTATTCAAATCATTATTCTCTGGATTGTTGTCTTTATGATGAACATCTTTATTAGGATCAGCATCAGCGAAACGCCGTCTTGCAGCATTCCGAGCAGCCCTTCTTATCTTTTGTTCTGGTCTGGAATGATAATTTTCGTATTCTTTCTTATAGTTTCTCATAGATATTTAAGTACAGTTTCAGGTTTTGACATTTCATATGGATCTTCACCATGATCATCTTCAATTCCTGCTTCTGCGAAAAGTTGTTCTACATTACCATTATTTATAACAGCAGCATATCTCCAACTCCTATATCCGAAACCTAAATTCTCTTTTTTGACTAACATACCCATTCTTCTAGTCAAAATACCATTGCCATCGGGTAAAAAGTTCAAACCTGCTGGTTTTATAGTTTGCCACCATTTTCCCATGACAAATTGATCATTAACAGAAATACACCATATTTCATTAATGCCTTTTTCTTGGAATTGTGGAAGAGCTTCAACATAATTGGGTACTTGTTTAGTTGTACAAGTTGGTGTGAATGCTCCAGGTAATCCAAAAATTACTACTCTCTTATCTTTAAAGATTTCAGTAGTGTTTATAGGATCAAGGGGGGCTCGATTGATTGTTATATTGTTCAAATTCATAATATATTCTCCTTCATTATCTAGATTTGATGTAACCAATAATTAATTTAACGATTACTTGATAAGGTATGTATAACCAAGACGAAAATACATACTCTCTTTTTTCAAGATATGATTTTTGACACCACTTCTTTTGTATGTTGTCAATATATCTACCTTTGTATTTAAGAACAGCGTGACCATTACCTTTAATTGTACAGCGACATATTTTGCTTTCTCTGATAAGTAAGCTTATCAACATCTTATAAAGACTTCTGCCTTTTAAGTTGTATAATAATGTCAATGAATAATCTTCACAATCTCCAGTATATGGAGCCTTTTTCATAATGAACCAGGCTTCTCTATGACCATATTGATCAGCGTCTTTGACATATTTAAACTGTTTGTTTAATTGTGCTACTGTTAAGGGTTTCATCTTAAATCATGTCCTGTACAATGCATCATCATTTCTTTATCAACATTGTACATTTTGAATACGGAAACTCCGTATACTTTTCCTGCAGGCTTTGCACCTGAATGGATTATTGTATCACCTCTTTCAGCATAGTTTTCTTCATCAATCATCATTTTTCTAGTCAAGGTGTATGTTCTTTCATTTTGTAATTTGTTTATAGGAATAAATTCTTCTAAAATTTCATCTTCAAGTTGTCCAGTTTCTTTGAGATATTTAAATACTTCTTTATCTAATTTTGTGCCTGTAAGGCCTGCGTGTTCTTTGACAAGAAATAGTGCGGCAGCATATGAAGATATCTTCGTTTTTCCAAACGGAATCATCTCCATAATTCTCTTTAAATTGAATACTAGACGATGCAGGAATGTGTATGCGTCTTTTTCTTTTGATGAATTGGGTTTCTTTTTAGTTCGTTTACCCTTTTCGTCTATAAGGCCTTCTTCGAATGCAGCCTGTTCTTTCCAAGGTGTAGTTAAGAGTTTTAATACTCTGAATACTATTACCGTGTCGATTCCTCTTCCCATTTATTATAACTCTCTTAATCTTTTTATTACTTCTTGATCTAACGGTATTTCTTGACGCCAATTATCCTCAATATAATTTAAATATAAAAGGCATGTTTTAAGTACAGGCCAGAACTCCTCTTCTATCTTATACTCTAACATTCGTATAGCGTTTGGTACGCCAAACAAATTGTTTAAAACTATAAGATGATTGAGAATCAATCTTTCCCGTAATTCGCCGTTTTTGTAATATCGTTTAAGAAGTCTCTTTAGATATCGGAATCTCCGAATATCTTCATAGAATTCTTCTGTTGATGTACATTGTGGATTGTCGTAATGACGAATCGCGAATAAGGTAAAATTCTCCTCGTTGAGTTCTTCAAAAATATCCATCATGTAAGTATATATGACTTACAAAAGGTTATTGCTGAATATTACCTGATACTCTAAATCCACCAGTAGGCATTTTCTCGTATTGAATATCCAATACTAGATTTTCTGGAATTGTTGAACCATAATTGTCAACATAGTTTCCTGTTGGATCTGCCTTTTCACCGAATACCGATAAAGGTATTCGAAGCGATCCACTATCGCCTGCCGCTTCTACTTGTACATCAAAAGAAATACCAAGTTGTTGTACTTTTTTAGCTAATTGAATAAGAGCCGCATTAACTGTAGCGAACTCCATTTGCATATTAGCTGAAAGCCAGGTATTAACTCTGGCTTTTACATCATCTTGGTCCATTCTATGAAAGTCAAAATCACCGTCAGCTGTAATTCCAGCTGTTCCGGTGCCTAAAGCTACTTCGCTTAAATATGTTTTAAAGCTTTTCATTATCTTAACCTAAAATTATGCTGTAACTGTTATTGTACCAGCTGCTGTTCCAATAGTTGAACTATTAGTAATAGTTGTATCAACTGCAGTTTGTCCAGCATCTTTGATTGTACCTGAATTTAAGTTCATAGCATTGGTTCCTACACTCAATACATCATCAGCATTTGTAGCTGCGTTAGCTGCTGCTATTGCTAATGTGAATACTAATTCATTAGTACCTGTTCCACTTACATAAGGTAAGTTGTGTGGTCCACGACCTGAACCAGAACCAGCATTACTGTTGGTTATAGCTAAGTATGGTACTCCACTTGTTACATCAACATCTACTGGCTCGTTAAAGAATACTCTAACAGAAAGACTAAATCCTTCAGATTTGTCTGCTGCTGTAGTTATCCAATCAATTTCAGTAATATCTGCTGCACCCAATGATGTTGCTAGTGATCCGATTGCTACTAAAATCTCTGGATCGGCACTTGTGTTGTCGTTCCCAGATTGTGTAGAACCAGCTTCAACTACCCACCCACTTGCGTTTGCGAATACTTCTTTCTTTTGAGCTGTTGTCAAATGTTTAGGTTTAGACTCGTCTGAATCTGTTGCTCCCCATATTGGCATTGTTTTATCTCCCAATAAAATATTATTATACTATCTATTTAGTATTTTTAAGAACTTATTAAACCCGTTTTTATCTTTCTGCATAGCTTTTGTTACATCACCACGCTGAGCAGGTTTTAAGTTCATCAAGTTCTTTAAAACTTTCTTAGCTGTTCGCTGATCAATCTTAATTGAACTCTTATCATTTAATTTAATAGTGCCGCCTCCTGATAAATCAGCTGCACTTCCAATTTGAACTTGAACTTGTCTGTCTGAAACACCTTGTTGACCTTTGTTTCCTTTCTGGTCAAATGCATCTACTGCAGCTCTCGTTATAAGTTCGTCCTTAGCATCTTTGTATTTACCACCCAACTTGAGTGCTAATTTGTCAATCATACTAAGTAATTCTCTTTCTGACTTAGCTTTTTTAACTAAATCATAGAGAAGATTGTTGCCCGCTTGTGAAGGCATGCCCAAATCTGGTGCTTTTCTACCTTCATTAATCATGGCTAACTATCGCCAAGCTTAAATTTAAATTTTGGATACTGTCTTTTAACTGCTTTAGCAATCTCTTTTTCCATTGGTATGTCAAAAAACTTCCATTGAAGTTTTTGAGACTCCCAATCAGTATCATCTGCATCGTGATATTTTTTAGGAAACATATCCGTTGTAAGATCATCTAAATTGTTATCACCCACATTCAAATAAACCATGATTTCTTTGTTCGGTTCATCAAGTGTCATATATAAAGCTTGTTTATATTTACCAACAAGATCATATTCTTGAAATCCACCATCTTTTCCTGAAGTTCGTTTAAAAACTAAAGGAACAGTCCCGTTAAAGGCTTTTAACTGTCCTAGTCTTATTGTGCCAAGAGCTTCTTCTAAATAAACTTCTCGTAAAAATCCTTGTCCTGGTTGTGTCCAACTCATCTTTATCTACCCTTAATGTATCCGAGTTTTCTCATCTTCTCTTTAAAATTCTTTCTTCGGCCATCCATTTTGTAAGATTTATGAACATCTTGTTCTTTTTCTTCATGATCGCCTTTCCAATTCTTATCAACATAATCAAAGAATTCTTTCTTCTTATCACCTTCTAATTCATCTGGTGAACTAACACCAAATTTCTTTAAAGCTGCATTGAAGAATTTCTGATATGCTTCTTTATCACCACCTTCTGGTAGCCAATTAGTATAGTCTGTTGTTTCATTGCCTTCATTTGCAATTCTTAACATCTCTTTAACTTTAGGATCATCAGATAATCCTTTCTTTAATTTCTCTATAGCATTAATAGCGCCTGTCATATTACCCATGTAATATCTCTTATCAAAGGCTATTCCACCCGCTTGTTTAATAAGTTGTTTTGAAAATCTACCTTCTTGAATATCTTCTCCAATTTCTCTTTTAGTAAGACCTGCTTTCTTTAATCCTGCATCATTCTTACCAATTCTCTTTAGAGAATCAACAAAACCTTTTTTATCTTTTTTATAAGATTTTAGATTATCTACATACCCATGCAGATTAACTAATGCCATTAGAATTTTGTTCATTCTTTTATCTTTCTGAGCCCATACATTAGGAAAGTCTTTTCTAATTCCAGCGTCTCCAATAGATACTTCGTTGATTACTTCTGTAAATGTTTTCACCTCTTGTTCCTCGTTTATATATTTATAGGTGAAAGACTTACCTGTAAATTTATCTTTTACATTAAAAGTATTTCCACCTTTCTTTAATACTGGTCCAGCTGTTTTATATCCATCTGGTTTTACAAATTCTATTTCTTCGCCCATAATATACGCTTCTGTTATTTCATATTTTGTATATTCAATAGGCTCTTGTGTTTCTACAGTAGATTCTAATGCTAGTATAATTCTTTGTGTTTCTCTTTCTTCAAACACATCATTTAAATCTACTTGTTTATAAGATATAAATCCACCCTTCCCAAGTTGTTTTTGAATTTGTTCTACTTGTAATTCTTTGTCTAATATCATTCCAAAACTGTCGCATGCTGCTATAATATCTTCAACTGTCGCGTGTCTTTTTCCAAATCCATCAGTATTAATTGCTACTGCTCTTGGATATTGTTGTGATTTTAATTTGAATGGAGACTCTTGAGCTTGTTCTTTTTGTTCTTTAAGTTTATCTTCTTTACTCATTGTTAAAGGAACTACTTTACCCTTAGGTCTTTTAATGTTTCCTCTACCTCTTCTTGGTTTTCCTTCGATAAGTCTTTCTTCAATTTTTGATTCTGATTTTCCTAGATTATCAATCCAATCTTTTGGAGCATGAGTTATTTTGTAGCTACTATTGAATTTAAGTCCGAATGGTGTTAAGTGTTTGACAATTAAATCTCTTAAATCAAATTTAGGATCGGGAGTATCAATATATTTTTCAACATCATCATAGAATGAATCATCACCAAAAATACTATATAGGTCTACTAAAAGTTTTCTTGAATTAAGTTCAGTAGCAGCCTTTTTCATAGCTAAGAAACCTACTTGTAAGTTGTAAAGTTTTTTGTATGAATCTGGAACTGCCCATGTGCCTTCACTAATTGATTCACCGTCATGTTCAACATGAGCATAATCAACTCCAGGCTTTCCGTATTTCTTCTTAATTGCATCTACTTTTTTGGCTAAAGGATTAAGGCCTAAATCTGCATCTGATTCAATACCAACATCAAATCCACTCTTACCACCTCTGAATTTTGCTTTGTCTATCGTAACATTTTTTGTCACACTTTTGATATATGGGTCTTTAAGGAAATTGTCTAAAGATTTCTTATTATAGAATACAAATCCCCAATTACTCTCATTGACAGATTCTTCAACTTCTTCCTTTCTTGAACCTTTCTTTTGTCCGTAATAGTCTTTAAGGAAATTCTTAGCTGTTGCTAAAGATATATTAAAATCTCTAGCTAACTCTTTAGCTGTAGCACCTTGTTGAATATCAATAAGAAGATCACTCATTTTACCTTCGTCTAGATTGAGTTCTTCTTTCATACCCATAATCTTGTGTGCTAGTTTAACTAAAGTTTGAAGATTAGCTGTTTCCAACTTCTTTTTGTTCGCGTCACTTACTTTATTATAAGCGTTTGTTATAACACTAGCAGTAAACATATCAACCATTACACCACCAATTTTCTTAGCACCTTTAGTCTTAACAATATCTTGCATATCTGAAAGAGCACTCTCAAGTTGAATGTTTTCATCAATTTCTTCATTTCCAGGAAAGCCTTTTAAAGGTTCTTTCCATTTCTTTTTCTTATCTTTCTGTTCAAACTTAAAGATTGCATCAAATGCAAACTGAGAATAAGTTTTGAAACCCATTTTAGCTAATTCTTTTTGAAGTAATTTTCTTTGATATTCAAGAGAACCTTGTGCTGCTCTACCTAAATTTAGATATGCTCTTTTAATTTCTTCCTCACCAGCATGAAACTTTTTCTCTTTTGGTTTCTTATCGTCTATGGGTTGTGCTTCATCTTCTTTATGAATACCCATTTTTTTCTCGTTTTGTTGGCGAGTAGTTTTAGCTGGGTTAGCTTTTGTAACTGCGGTTATTAAACTACGCAGGTCTTTAAAATCGTTTACTATGTGTCCAGACATTTTATTAATTTGAATTGATTGCTATTCCAACAGCCATTACAGCCGCGTTGGCTGCGAATAGTTGATCGGAAGGGTCTTTCTGAATGATAACCTCTTGTTGTCCCTCTAGACTAAAAGTACCTATATCTGTACCACCTGATTGTTCTAAAGTTACTAAATGTTCTGTTCCAACAGCTGCTGTGTTTAATAATCGTACATAACGACTACTTCCTACATTAGATGCTGCTCCTGTATTTACTCCTAGAGCTGCTTCAGTTGTGATTGGTTTCCATGGTGACATTGTTTTTATCCTCTGTTAATTCTATTTATGTATTTATAATTTTCTATGCTGATACTTGTTAATCAAATTCAGCACAATCTGTTAATAATTGTTTTTCTGCGTTTATAATTGGTTGATATGAGTTAAATGATTCTGTCCAAGAAGCTCTAGCCTTTGCAACATCATTTCTAGAAGTCCCTGTTATTGCTAATTCATCTGGTACAAACCACTCAACATCAATTTGTCCTCTTAATGTCATGCTATCAAAATCTGTTATTTCTATATCAACAGTAGGTTCTGGAATATCAGGATCACCTGATTCTGGAAAAGATACAGTTTTAGTAACATAATCACTATAACATTTACAAGAAACTGTAACAGTTTGACTTTTACCTGTATGATCTCTGTGTATTTCTAAATCTTTGTGTAAATGTAACATATTATTTCCTTAACAACAATCACTGCCATGTGTTTGAGTTATTGCATATATACTATAACCTGTATAAAATCTAAAAACTCTTGCATTCATTCCAACAGGCGTAACTGTAAAATCATTTGCCCACCGATGGACATTATATGCACCACCTGCGATACAATCAGAATATCCTGATGTATAACTTTCATACCCCACTTTTGTATTTGTTGATGTTAATTGTGAGTTTGTTGAACCAGAAGATGTATTTGCAGGTCCTGCTGTAAAAATATTCCAGGAATTATAAGCTGTACTAATAGCAACTGAAACTGTCGTGTCACCTGTTGAACTTGTTGTCGCTGCACCGGCTAATCTAGCTACCTCTGTATCAGAAGTAATAACAGCACCACCTTCTGTACTAGTAGTATGAGTTGATCCCCACCTTCCTTCTCCACCATACCAAACTATATCATTACCTACTCTCTTACAATAAAGTTCTACACTATTTTTTATTCCATATCCTATACAACCACTAGTTGAAAAACTTGCAAGTTCACCTTGAACTGTTTGATCTTCATTTGCATAAGATGCACCATAAGAACTGAATACTATCGGATTAACATAATCATAGCTTCTCCATTCTCCAAGACTTGATGGATTAGAAGTTAATGCATTTTGATTTGAAGTAGCAACATCATCAGTAGTCATTGTGATACCTGCTCTTTTAGTTAATGTGAATCTTGAATCAGTTGTGTTGCTAAGGTCAACAGCAATATGTTTTGTATTCATATCTGATAATGATATATTATCTCCTGCAGAATATGATAGACCTAATTCGGCTCTAACTGCTGCTACACCTACATTAGTTGTTGCTATTGTCATTATTGTTTACTCCAAAACTGATAAAATGATCTTATACTGGTATTTATGGTTTCTGTAGTCATAGAATCTTGTCCTCTTTTAACAGCTGCTACCCATAATTGACCTTTAATTGGAAGTTTAGTTGCCCATGTTGTTAATTTACCTGCTAGGGATACATCTACTTTTCCATCAAATTCATTTTCTATTTCGTGATAATTTAAAGTACCTACCGATCTCTTTAAGAGTGGTTTTACTTTCTGAGCTCCCTTCCAAGAAAAATCTACAACTGTAGGTGGTAATGTTCTTGATCGTTGCTGATTTCTTTTTTGTGCTGTTTCTAAACTTGTTTCTATAAATATTACTTTAACATCATAACCTACTGCTTTTAACTTGGCTATTATATTTACAGTCTTTTTTTGATCTCCTGATGTTGAATCAACAAGTATTCCTAATCTAGCATCAATAGTTGTTGATAATAGTCTATCTGTTAAGGCTTTAGCTGCCATTCTAGCCGCTTCTCTTTCTTCATTTTCATCGGCTGGCATCTTTAATGAAAGACCTTTCTTTTTCAATAACATAGTAAAAAATGCATCAGAATTAACTACTCTTAAACCCATTGTGCCTAATCCTAATTTCTTAGCTATATGAGACTTACCACTACCAGGACCACCTGCTAGTATAATCGCCTTAAATATTCCAGGATCATTAACCCCTTCATCTAAAACTAAATCATCTTCTTTGTAATTAAGTATATCCATATTTCCTTTTAGCCATTGTCATTGCTGTTGCGTGCATTACTTCATCAGCTCTTTCACCATATCTTTTTGTGAAATCATCTCTCTCTGATTTTAATTCTTTGTACATCTTTTCTTTATAGGCTAATACTTTTTTAGGTAAATCTTCTTGTTCTCTCCATGATGATATTTTTCTCCAATCAACTACAGGTTCATATGGTGTAAAGTCTTGTGCATACTCTCTACCTTCTTGTGAACCCCATTCATGTACTTGTGGAACATGGGTGTCAGTATATACTTCACTCAACATAAAGTCTGGAAAATCTTCTGTTATACCCATTCCTTTTCTCACTGCTGAATATAATTGTTTACCTAATCTATAACCTCTAGGCAAAGCTTTAATAAATTCATCTTCTTGATCTGAATAAGCCAGATGTCTCATTTTAGATGCTGACATACCTGCTGCTCCCTCTGCATCTGGATCTCTGTCTCCAGCTGATACAACTTTAATTGATTTAAAATTATAATATCCGTGTCTTGATTTAACTCCATTATATTTATTTAATAATTTGTCAAACTCCATTATTCTATCTGATCCAACAACCATTTGAATATATCTATACCCATTATCATATAAATCTACTAGAACATCAAATACTGTTCTAGAAGCAGATGTTTGTACACTAATACCTCTTGGTAACATAGGATTCATAAACTTTCGTATCTGAGCATTTGTTAATGGATTCTTTGTCTTGTCTATTGTGTGAGTAGTATATATTAAAACATCATGTCCTGATGAAACTGATTTCATCTTAGTGGCTAACTTAACATGACCAACTGTTGGTGGATTAAATCTACCAAATGTAAATGTAGCTCCTTTATCCGCATCCTCTGTTATATCTTTAAAATCTTTTAGCTCTTTCTGTTCAAATTTAAATTTCAACATCTTCTCTATAGTCTTATCTGTTTGTCTCGTAAAAAAAGATAATTCACCACCTAATGCTAACTTATCCTCATAAGGTAATTTTTGAAACCAATTCTGAAATGTTAGATAACCTTTCCTTGCAAACTTAGCTGCATCTAAAGCTAGTTTTTTTAATTCTACATCAAAACTTACAGACTTAGCCATAGCTTTAAAACCCTTAGCTGCAAGTTTTATAAAATTTGTTTGATCTTTTGCACTCATTACTTATCCCAATTCTTTGCTACTGTAAAGTTATTAAAACTAAACTCTAATTTATCTACTATTTTAACAGCTCCACCTGTTTTGTCAATCGCGACATACCCTTCTGGGTTGACAACTTTTAATCCTGTTGGAGTTTTAACAAAAGTTCTAGCTATTCCTTTAGCATCATTTAATTTTTGAACAATCATCATTTTAGCTTGTAATAGAAGTCTCATAAAATCTACTACATTTTTTAATGCTGTTGTAGCTTTTCTGATTTCTGCTAAATGCATTTTTAAATTCTTTTCATCTTTGTTTTTAAGCCACCAATCGTTAAAATGTTTAAAATACATTTGTACAGCTTTTCCAGAAGCTGGTAAAGGTTTTCCAGCTCTTGTATATGTATTTAGATAACTTTTAAACCCGACTCCTGGTGGAACTGTGTCTTGCCATCTAAGAAATGCATTGAAACTAACAGAATCTATTCTTTGAAATTGTTTACCTGCTTGTGATAATAAATTAGTTACTCTTACTGTATCTGCTGCTGTGAAGTTAGCTTTACCAGAGACATCTTTATATTTAGCATCATCTTGCCATACTGCAGTTGATTTACTTGGTATTCTAGCTCCAAAAGAAGCTTTTAAATTTTCTATTGAATCACCTTTATATGTCGTATGCCAAACTACACCTATCTTGGCTGAGTTAATTGCTTTACCTAATTTACTATCTTTAGCTACAGCATACAAAATTGTATTTGGTTGAAATGTATAATATGATTCTCCATCTATATCCATTGTTGAAACATCATCTGTAAACATTAAATCACCTTGTAATATGTCTCTCATACCCAATTTACTAAACTCTGCTAAACATACTTTTAGTTTAGCAGCTAACTCTCCAGATTTATCTGCATCTATATCTGCGTTTGTATGATAATAAGCTGTGTCTGCCTTGCGTTTCCTGAATAAACTTTTTGTAGCTACAAAGAATTTGCCCGTTTCTGGATGCGGCCCTGCGAATACAGCTGGTGCTCCATCCCATTTAACTGTTACATTTAATTTTGATCCAGAACCACCTTTAAACATATCTCGTAATGCTTGTAGAAATTGTATTGAACTCCTTCCACCAGCAATACCAAAATTTAGAATCTCATCTTCAAGATGTTCTAAATGTAAGTTCTTTCCTGCTGCTTCTGTTAAAAATTCCATATTACTCTAACTTTAAATGTGCTGCTGACCATTCTGATTCAGACTTCGCGTATTTTAATAAAGCGAATGCTAATTTCTTTTCTTCAATTTGAGACATACTATGTAATTTAGAAAATAATTCTAATACTTGAAACTTAGAATTAACCCATGCCTTTCCTGCATTCTCCTTTTTATCTTGTTTATCTAACCATTTTAAAAATGTATTTTCACTTCTAAATGCATTACTATGGTTCATTTTACTAGCTCCTCTAGCAAATGTCAAATTTGTTCTTCTAGATATAAATGTCCAATTAGCTTTAGCTGTTTTAAATTTCTTCTTTCCATTTGTAGTAAATGACCATTTACCTTTCTTTAATTCTAATATATCTGCACCACCAGCACTAGTTATGTCATTTTTCCATCTCTTACCTGTAAAAGTATCTAATAACTCTAACGCCACTTTACCTTGAACTGCTTCTGCTCCTTTCTTCTCACCTTCTCCTCTAATTAAACCAGTATCTTTTGCATCAAAAATTCTAAATCCTAAACTCATACCATCAACACCATCACCTACAAATGCTAATGTACCTGATAATGAGCCTAATGCTGACATTTTTAAATCTACTTTCTTTAAATGTATTTTATCAGGTTCGTGATAATTTTTATATCCTAATATACCTGATCCCTTTTTAAGAGATATGCCTATAACACCTTGTGCAGACTTAATTGAATAATACAAATACATATTTAACGCTGTTAAATTAGAATGGTCAGGAACTTTTCTGTCATAATATAACCATACATCTGCTGGATTCCATTTATCTAAAGACCTAGCTATACTTAATCCAAAATCTTGTTTATATAAGTCTACGGCTTGTGTATTAACATCTAATGAACTGTCATCTTTTACATATAATTTCGGAATATTTTTACCTATTGCTTTCAGTAATGCATTAACTTGTAATCTATGAGAAGTAAACCAACTCTCATTATTTTCTACATAAGCTAGTAATTTTTTAGCTTGTTCTTCTCCTATTATTCCTTTTCCGTTAGATACTTTGCCATAAACATTCGGGTCTATCATTTTAATAGCTATATCTTCTATATCATCTTTAGCACCAGCTTGTCTGGCTGCTAAAACAAGTAAAAATGATGTTTCATTATCTGATGTTCCTTGTGAACTTCTACCAGCTACTTTACCTGCTAATGTTATATCATATACTTTATCATCTCCTTCAATTTCAAATTCAAACATATCAAATACTGCACTCTTATTTTTTCCTGTTCTAGGATTAATAAGTTTTACATTCTTAGCATCTAACTTGTCTTTAAGTATTTTTTCAAAGTCTTTGTTTGACATATCACCAGTATTAGCTATTCTTTTTGTTGTTGAATGTACATCTAAGCCGGGGTCTAAATCAGCTATTTTTTGTTGTAATGCAGTTTGTGTCATTTCTCCTAAAGTCTCTAATTTTAATTCTGATGAAGATGATTTTGCTAATCTATATAATTCATCTCCTAATAAATGTCCAAAATTTGTATCAGTAGGATAATGTGCTCCAGCTATCATTCGGCCTTCACCTATATCTTCTCCCATTCTTATTATATTTCTTCTATGTTCAAATGGAACTTCATCAGCTACTAATTTAGCCACCAATCTTCCATGAGTTGCGTGTCCTGATGGATAAGAAGGTGTTTCTGCTGTCTTTAATGGAAAAAATGAAAAACCTAAACCCAACTTGTTAGCTAACACTTTTGGTCTAGGTCTGTTATAAAATCTTTTAAGTGATAATATAATTGAATCTGCTTGATCTGAAATTCTTTTAATTTCGTCTAAATCAACTTCTAAATTATGTTTGTCAACATACTTTCTGAATGCTTTTATTACTTTTGTGTCATGCATTCTCATATCTGTTTCCCATTGATCACGGAATTCTTGTAATCCAATTAGATATTGAATTTCATCAAAAGCAACTTTTGATGAATTACTTGGAGGTGGATACCCCTGCCAACCTTCAAAATCAAACATTAAAGCAAGATCAGAAAAGTTATTTAACTGTTTTAATCTCTTTGTAGATAAAGGTATGTTATGTGTAAGCTTATCAAGCTTATCATTAGGGGATTGTTCTGTGATTACTTCAAGAAAAGGTTTCATAATCAGTATTTATGTTAATACTATTTTTGAATTTTATGTTCTTTAAGAAAATCATCTATTTCAGCGATCTTCTCAACCAGTTCTAGTTGTCGTTTCTTTGATTTGTGTACTTTTTTAAGCCGAATAAGTTCTTTTCTCAATTCTACTTTTTGATTGAGAATATCCATTAAGGGTTTTTCTTTAATAGTTCCCTTCTTATTCTGCGTTGATAATGTCATTTAATTGTTTTATTGTATCATCTGCTGTAGTATGGAGTATTCCAATACCACCTGCTTCTACCCAACATTCAATATTTCTAGGTCTATCGTCAATTAATACTGCTTTACTATGAGCAAATGCTGCTTTTTGACTACCTTTAAATGTTGGAATTATGATCCAATGATCTGTACAATATTCTTTAATCCAGTCTATTTTATCTTTGATAACTATAGTTCTATTTATTGTACCAGCTGCTGTTAATATTTCTGTATGAATACCTGAATTTAAAGCCCAATCGACTAATTTCCAAGCATCTGGAAGAGGTTTCAATCTTCTGAACAAGTGTTTAGAAGTGACTTCCCTTTTCCTTTCGTCATATACATCTTTAACATCAGATAATCTAACTTTGTGTCCTAAAACTTCTGAAAGTCCATTCTCAAAGTCAGCTAAAACACCGTCCATATCAATGAATAATTGTCTTACTTTTTTATCTTTTTTCATACTACTATTATAACAAAAGTGTACCTGTGGTTTCAACTAAAAAAAGTATTTAAATTTGATTCACTTTTATAAGACTGAATATTCTTTTTGTTATATTCCATATCTTTTGTTAAATCAAATGGCATCTTTTTAGTTTGTGTATAATCTTTTTTACCAGGTAGTTTTATTTTCCACTCTAAATCAGAATGTTTAGGGTGATTCAAATCCCATTTAACTGTTGATTTTTTCAAATACTTTCTATCTTTTTTCGACATAGGATAAATGTATCTGAATTGTTTACCTTTAACTCTACTCAATTTAAGTTCTACTAATTGTTGAGGATTAGGTCTATGTCCATACTTTAAACCATCTTCATTTGGTAATATACCTTGTATAGTTCTTGGGTGTATTTTCTCTCCATTCTCTGATACATAAGTATCTGTCATAGAGAAGCCACCATAAAGAAAGTTAGCTGCTTGATAAACATAACCAGGTTTTCCTACTAATCCATCAGCCCATGTAAAAAGATATTTAATATCTGTATTTTCTCTTAACCATTTAATAGATAAAGAAAGTAATTGTGATTCAGAATTTTTAGGCATTGAATCGTCCATACACATTTTTCCTATTTCAAAATAATCTTTAGTGTCTAGTTCAGGAAATAACTTTTGTATTGTATGTTTGGGTCTTGTTCCCCAACCAAAAGTAATAGCACCTACTAATTCATCATCTTGATAACAACCCATATAATGTTTTGTTAATCTTGGCATCACAGCGGAATAATGTCTTTCACTTATAAATTCAGAACAAGTTATTTTATGAATCGGTTTAAGAGATAACATAATAAATGGAGCGGGTTGAGAGAATCGAACTCCCTTCAAAAGATTGGAAACCTTTTATAATACCATTATACCAAACCCGCTTAGTCATACTTAAAATCTTCTGTCTTTTCTGCAGTGATTCTCTCACCTGTAGCCGTTTGATCCATGACAGGACCAATATCTACTAATTCATCTTGAGCAGATTGTTCACAATCAAACAATCTCATTTTAGCTCTATCAACACCCACAACAAATCTTCTATGATATGTTGGGTCATTGTATCTATTCTTTAATTGTTTGACCATCACTTGATCTAATTCTTGTAAATCTTCTGTAGATATCAGAGCAAACATAAAGTCAGCTGTGGCAGGTAATCCGAATGATTCAGAAGTATCTTCTAATCCAACATCTGTTGATACGAACCCTGTTCTATTTGTTTGAGTAGCAGACATAATCGGAACATCAAACTCAACAGCTAATCCTCTTAATTCTTCTGCAATACTCTTAACATAAGTGTATGTATTTACATTACTACCAGGTCTAACTCTGAATGAAGCACAAATGTTTAAATAATCTATGAATATTATATCAGGTGTAAAATCTTTCTTTAAATCTAATTCTTGTAATAAATGTCTGAAATGTCCTGAATGAGCTGTAGCTGTTGGATATTCTTTGACAATTAATTTTCCTTTTGTTTTCTCTTGAACTCTTTTAATTTTCTTTTTATACATTGACTTCGGTAAATCATCTAAATCATTTAATGATATGTCTAATAGATTAGCGTCAATTCTTTCAGCAATCTTTTCTTCGGCCATTTCTAAAGTGATATATAAAACATTCTTACCTTGAAGTAAACAACTTGCGGCAACATGACACATAAACAAAGATTTACCAACACCTGTTCCAGCCATACAAATATTTAATGTCTTATTAGGTAATCCACCTTTTGTAATTTTATTCATCAATTCTAAATCAAAAGGAATTCTTTCTTCTTCTGTATGATAAAAATCATATCGTGGTTCCCAATCATCTAAAAAGTCATGTCCTATATTTGTATCAAAAGATACTGATAAAGCGTCTCTTAAAATCTCAGGAATTTCTCCCTTGGATCCATCAGATTGAATAATCTCAATAGAACTCATTACTCCATTATAAACAGCTCTATCTTTACACCAATTTTCTGTTGAATCAATTAACCATTCATCAGGAGTATTTGAAGTGTCTGTTTTTATTTCTTGAATAAGATTTATAGATTCTTGAAGTAATTGAGCATCAACATCATCTTTTTCATCAATGTCAATGATTAAAGCTTCAGGTGTAGGTACAGATTTATACTTTAAAAAGTAATCACTAATTTGTTTAAATAGGAACTCCTCGTCCCTTTCTGAAAAGAACTCTGATTTTATGTAAGGTAATACTTTTCTAGTATATTCTTCATTCGTTATCAGATTCTTGAGAATCGTCTGTTCTAGTCTCGTTGCCATATAAAAATTCCTGTCTTGCTACTTCGTCTAATTTATCCAATATTTCTTTTGTGAAATATTTCTCTGGATTGTTGTTAATTGTTTTACCGAATTGTGTTGTACCATCAGGCAACTCAACTCTAGTAGATGATTGTTTAAAAATACCATATTTGATTGCTAGTTCTAGTAATCCATAATATCTATCTAAACCTTGTTCATATCTTAATATGACATCTACCATTTTATTCTCAATCGTAAGTCTTGATTTCTCATTCTTACAATGAATAATATTTCCAATAACATCTTTTCCGTCTTTCTCTTTCTTTTTAGATAAAAAGATAATAGACGATGCTGCGTATTTAAGACCGCTTCCACCACCCATAACTTTTCTTGCAAACAATCCCATTTCATCATAAGTATGATTTGTTACGATTAATGGAACTCCAGCTTTACCAAGTTTAAGTGTTAAAACTCTAAACGCACCTTTCACTAATTGTGCTCTAGTCATATCTTTAGTTTCAGAACCTTTAGCTGTATCTTCAATTTCTTTTGTTGTTGATAACATACCAAGAGAATCTAAAACAAATAACATTTTCATATCTGTTTTATCTTCTATGTACTGATCTATAATACGAATAGATTGCGTTCTAAATTCTTGAACTGTTGTAACAGGAACAATGACGATTCTAGAAGAATCAATTCCTCTAGCTTCAATCATGTTTTTTGTGATTGCACTTTCAGACTCAAAATAAATGACAGCCGCTTCGGGGTTATCATCTAAAAATTGTTTACACATACCAAGTGCGAAATATGTTTTACCTGTTGCAGATTCACCAGCTAATGCTGTGATCTTGTTATTAGGTAATCCATCATATATTGATCCAGATAATAAAGCATTAAATATATAAGAACCTGTGTCAATGTATCCACTAACATCAGCGGCTTGAACACCGTCTTTTACTATACTTGCAAACTCATTACCTGTCGTTTTGATCAGATTTTTCAAATAACTCATAATTAATCTCCGTTTCTTAACTCTCTCCGTTTTCGTTTGAGAGTATTTTCATAATCTATCATTTGTCTAACTTCTTTTTTAAAAGTATGAAGTTCAACCATATTACAGATTAATAAAACCCATGTAACTAAGTGTAGGGTGAAAAATATATTTTCTACACTCATACTATTATTATAACAGCTTTTGCTGTATTGTCAATCTCTTTTTTATTCATATTATTACCCAAAAAAATCATCTAAATTGGAAACAGGTTCTGTTGTCCAACCGATCTTGTCTAAAATTACTCCTAAAGGCTCAACAAAAGATTTCTTAAATTGAAGTTCATAATCAATATAAGGTTCTAATTCAAACTCTTTAGGTAAAACATTGACAAAAGATATCACATTTTCATTTATCACATTAGGCATTTTCAAATAACAAAATTTGACTTTCTCACCATTAGTAATAACGGGATACTTCTTATCTATATTGTATTTATACATTAAATTATTGTACAACAAGGATCCTCTTACATGAATAGGCGTTCCTTTCTTGTATATTGATGCATTATTCTGATAATTAGTCACATTCTGACAACCTCTTGGAAAAGATATTTCTTCTATGGGTAATTTCTTAAATTCATTCCAACTATCTTCAATAAACGCCCAAACATCATGTTCAGTTTTATTCATTAAAACTTTAATACCTTTTTCTAAATTTTTTCTACACCACATTGGAGTTGAAGATTTAGCTGTTTCAATTCCCATCATTTTTAATTTAGGAGTTTTATATCTTACTCCTTCTGAATCATGTACATTAAGAATATATCTTTTCTTAGCTGTCCAGATACCTTTATCAGCAATAACTTCTCTACCCATATTCATTCTATTTTCATAAGCATTCATATAAGAAGCTAATTCTTCATAAGATTCATTGATCATAGGTTCTATTCTATCTTTAGCTACTGTATCTAGAAACTCAACAGGATTATTTGGATCCATTCTTTCAATCAATTTTTCAAATGTAACATAAATTGAATCAGTATCAATCGCGACTACATAATCTTCATCAGTTTCTAACAATTTATTCATCCATTTATTAACAGCTTTCTCTACCCATTTAATACTTAATTGTCCAGCTGTTGTAATTCCTTCAGCTATGTCTCTATTGAAGTATCTGAACCATTGATTTCCTAAAGCTCCATAACATGAATTAAGGGCAATCTTCTTGGCCATCTGATTATTGTTCTCAGCAGTTATAGCATACTCTAATTTCTTTCGTGTTGTTATATTATCTTTAGCTGTATCTTCTAATTCTTTTTGATGTTGTAGCATTTTATTTTTAGTCAACACTCTTTCATCATACATTTCTTCTAACAGTTCAGGTAAAAATCCTTGTCTTTTTGTAGTGAACATAGCACCATTTGGCGTAACTGTTGAAGTAGTTAATGAAGTTATATCAACCTCACCTTCTAATAATTTTTTAACAGATATATCTTGATTAAATTTATTAGGAATATAAGTATCAGGACTCATATTATATTGCATAATTAAATGTGGATATAGACTGTTTAAATCAAATGACATTACCCATTTATGTTGTCCTACTTGAGGTTCTTTTACATAAGCTCCAACAATTCTTGAATCTTGTGATCCTTTCTTTGGTGGTGGAACCATGCCTTTCTTTTTTAAGAAATTATAGATTAATAAATCCCAAAATCTTACTGAACCAAATACATCTTCATAATTACACTTAGCACTATATGCCATAGTGATAACTAAATCCATTAGTTTTAGCTTATCATCTAACTGTTCAACTAATTCTGTATCTCTGATATTATATTCTAAAAACTTCTGATAATCATTTCTATAGAATAGATGCATAGCTCCAAACTCTGAATAATCTATTTTATTTTTACCAAGTTCTACTTCTGCAATGTGATCTAATCTATATGTTTCTCTAGTGATGTATGTAAACTTCTTATACATCTGTAGATAATCTAATATAGATACTCCAGATATATTATAAGAAATCATTTTCTTTTGACCCATATAAAACCACTCTCTAGAAGTAACTAGATTGTGTGGAGATAAATTTGTAACTGTATCCCAATTAAATAATTTCCAAATACGATTAACAAGATATGCTATATCAAAAGTTTCAACATTCCAACCTGTAATTATATTAGGATCAAGTTCTTTCCAAACTTCCATGAATGTTTTTAACAATTCTTTTTCATGATGACATTTATAATATTTTACATTAGGATCATCTGTTTTGAAATCAAAATTATCTGTTCCAATGACATGAACTGTATCATGTCCAAACAACTTCATTGTGATTGCATTGACTTTTTCTTCTGCGTCAACAGGTTCTGGAAATCCGTTTTCACATTCACATTCTATATCAATATTAAGAATATTTAATTGTTTAATATCAAATTCAATATCACTCGGAAAACTTTCATTAATGTAAGTATATTCCCATGAATCTAATCCATGAATATCAACATTAGTATCTTTATATCTCTTTCGCCAATTTCTAGCATGATTAATAGAGCCGAACTTCTTAGCTTGAAGAAATTCACCTCTTACAGATTTATGTGCTGTGTGTTTATTTGTTGGGATATAGAGAGTAGGTTCATACTTTATGCGTTTAACATACTTCTCACCATTCTTTATTCCACGAGCTAATATGAAGTCTTTATACTTCTGTACATTAGTGTAAAAATGCACTAAATAACTCTTTCGGGTATAAAATGATTTCTTACGGCCATCAGTTTTTCTTCTGCGTGGGCCATTTTTTCTATTTGTGTATCCATTGCTGATATGATATCAGGATGTTCTCCGATACCAACAGGATTCGCTAAATAAACTTGTATGTTCGCATTAGCTTCAGCTATTTCACCTTCATATTTAATAATTAATGCCTCTCTCAAGGTCTTTGCCATTTCACCATTCATAATATAATTTTTCCTATTTTAATTTTCCATCGTTATCAAATTTATCAGTTACATCAATGGCATGCATCCGATCCATTAATCGCCTTGCACGATTATATACTTGTTTTGCCCATTTAGAGTCTAAACCTTCCTTGGCTGCTCCTTTATAATCTTGTTTATTAAGTGCTGCAAACATTCTTTTAAATTTCTTTAATCTAGGTAATCCTAAATTAAAAGCCATGTTCGCGATTATTAGTTTAACTTCCTCGGGCCAATCTCTCCAATTGTTGTGAAAGTTCTCCTCACACTCTTTAAGTGTAATGTTAATATCATAAAAAAATAATTCATCACACCTAGTTTGAGTAATAGGTTCTCCTACACTCATATCCCATTCAGGATCATTTGCTCTAACTAAATGTCCAATCCCAACTGTTTTATAACCTAGATGATCTTCGTATACTTTAAGTACACAACCTTCATCACTTGTTATTTCTTTTGTCAGTCTTTGTCTGAACTCTTTGCTGTATTCCATGTTCCAATTCCTTTAAGCCTTCATTGGCCAATAATTCTATGAGTATATCACCCATAAGTTGATTAAATTCTTTATCTGTAGATATTGTATCCGTCATTTCTTCTGGACACGATCTAACAGCTCTATCAAAATTTATAGTTGGTGTTTCTGATTCTGCTCTAGGAACAAATTCTATTTTACCATATTGATAAATTATATCCTTATAATTTCCTTTAAGAATCTTGATAGCTCTTTCACCACTTTCATGTACAACTTCTGAATAAAGTCCATCATCAAATAGTGGATAATGAGTATTTAGTATTTCATCTTCCTTGGCCACGATAATTTTTGTGATTAGCTTTTTTTCGTTTATTCATTGTAGACATTGCAATTTTAGTACTACGACTTCGGCCACCTGAGCCTTGTGAAGTACATTTCTTTGATCTTGACTCGTTATTTCTACGATATAATAAAGCCACTACTTCTTCTTGTTTTTAGAACCTTTAGGACGACCTCGACCTTTCTTAGCTTTAGCTTTTGGCTTAGCTTTTGATTTAGGTTTCTTACCATCTTTATAGGCTTCATTAACAGTAGCTGTAGATTTATCGTCTGCTTTATAGTGACCTTTAGTATCACGAGCTCTTATACCATCACCATCTGCGGGTCCGATTAAAAACTCAACTAACTTTTTCCAATAATTCATTATCAGTTTCCTCTTTCAATTTAACATTATTTATTTCTTTCATATATGGATCTTCATAATTCACATAATCAGGTTCAGGAATATCTTTTCTTTTTTTATTATAAAATTCTATTAATTTCCTAAACATATATCTATTATAACAGCATTCGCTGAGATGTCAAGTTTTTTCTCCGGTGGATTATAAACCACAGTCAAAATTATCGACGCTCCCGCCAAGGCACACCCCAGCTATGCTCATAATTATTCAGATAAGAATTGCTTCTTACTTGACTTTGCGAGTTTACCAATCTCAATAGTTCTGGCTTTCTTTTCTTCCGGAACTACTCTTTCAGCATAAATGGAAAGTATTCCATTTGAAAGATCGGCACCTTTAACCACAACATCATCTGCAAGAACAAAATTCCTTGAAAATTTTCGTTGTGAAATACCTTGATGTACAAACCCATTATCCTTATCACTCAGCTCACCAGATACAGTCAGATTAGATTCTTTGACTGAAACAGTCACATCTTCTTCTGAAAATCCAGCTAATGCTAATTCAATAATATAAGAATCTTCCTCAGCTCCTTTACGGATATTGTAGGGTGGATAATTAGATTGTGGTAATGATCGGACTCTATCTAGTTCATTAAAAACTGAACCGAATCCTATTGTGAAGGGACTAAAATCGTCCCATATGCTTAACTTGTTCATAGTTATTTTCCTCCTATTAGTAAGCAAGGTTAAAAAAATGTAAACCCTTTCGGCGTTTACATTTATATTTATAACAGTTTAATGTTATAAATTCCGTAAAAGTTCAGCTTTTTTATCAAGCCATAACTTTTTAAATTCTGGATTTTTGGCCCTATTAGCAGCTCTATCTAGATAAAATATCCTTCTTACAGGATCTTTAAATTCTACTTCGGCCTCTTTAAAAATTTTAATCTTCTGTTTCCTCATTATAAGAACTATATCCATCAGTTCTACCGACGAATTTTCCTAATTTAATTCTATTCAATACAGTTTGTTTATGTTTACTGTCTGCTCCACCATATTTATAATCTACTATATCATGTCTATTGACTGTTGCTTTACAAGTAAAACAATCTCCTTCCTGTAATCTATGATCACCTGTATAATCGCCTTCATGTTGTGGGTGTGTACCTGATATCGTTTCTGGAAGGTCCCATTGTTCTCTACCATCAAACGCAATAAAGTGATTACCATGTCTATCTGTCATTCGATAAACCCAATAACCTCGTGTTGTTGTTTTTGTCTCTAAAAGTTTAAGAGTAAAATCATATCTTGATTTTTCTTTTCCGACCCAATTGCCGTCTATTTCTTGTTCTGCTTCAACTTGCATGAATTGCGCTCCAATCTTCAACAGTATAACCTGTCATTATAAATTCTCTTTCGTCAACATTTAAGTTTGGAAAAATATCTTGAACCAGACGATCACTACCAGCGTAGTATTCGTCAAGTAATTCTTTAGTTGTGTCTAAAATCATAGAATTGATTTTACCAGTTTTTGGAGATTTTCTTTCTATTTTTATCATTATGTATACATTATATCAAAAGTGTACCCGCGGTGTCAAATTTACTTCATGGGCGCCTTTCGGCGTCGCTCCCATTTTCATCTCTCAGCTTTTTTAATGAGGTAAGGCCTCCTCGCGAAGTAGTTTTCATTCCTTCCCAACCTTTCAGAATTTCCGGGACCGTTTTCATCTTCAACCAACCAACCACTTTTCAAGATTCAACTTCATTATGTATATTATATCAAAAGTGTACCTGCGGTATCAAGTATAAAATAACATAGCTAAAAGAATTCCACCACCTATCACATAGACAAGTGTAGATATAACCCATACGGGAATTTTATTCAACATCATTAAGTGGATTTTCTAATATCGTAGATATCTTTTCTTCTAGATCATCTTTATTATCTCTAATGTCTTGATCCATTTCACGGAAACGCTTCTGCATCTCTCGTTCCATGTCATAAACATCAGTTCTAATTTGTCTTTGAGTTTCTGCAGAACTTGATTCTACTTGTCTAGCAAGTCTAACTGCTTCTGTAATTTCTCCTTGTAGATTATCTTTTATAACATCTGTAAGTGCTACTAACTTATCCATTTCAGCTTGTATTTGTGCTGGTTGCATTAAAGCTAATTTCTTTTCAGCTACTAATAATCTATTGTAGAGTTCAAATCCACCCCAAAGACCACCCATGAGAGTTCCTATTAAAGGTAATATTACCATGAGTTTAGAACCACTCATTTTTATACCTTTATATTCTACTTCTGCCATTTTTCTATCTC